TGCTTCAGTTTGTGTTCCAAGTTGTGGGGTAGGCGTCCAATTTGAACCATCGTCAACGCTTCGATAAACTACAGCTGGGTGAAAAGTAGTACACAAAATTACACCATCCCCAACATCGGCAAGGGACGTGGGTAATGTCTCTGTCCCTATACTGTTTAGTGATTGCACAAACTCAGCTACATAAGTTGTTTTGTTTTCTAATGTAGTAATATTATTCTGAACTGAATTTAGATCTGAAGCATTGAATACTCTGGCAACTTTTGTTTCTGCTGCCCACGCCACACCATTATCTCGTGTGGCAGTCAATACATTAGTTCCTAAGTTGACGTTCGTCACCATAGCAACTTCAGTGGATAAACCGTCAAAACCAATCGTTAATGGGAATGGGACAGTAGTAGGCAATACTGAAGCGTTTTCTACTGTAAAGGTTGTGGTTCCACCAAGAATATCGCCAACTAGCCACGTATAAGGCGAGTCTTTTTGAGCCGGGTACATTGTTTCTAATGTCATTAGGCATAAATCCTTTCTTTTTATTAATACTGGCTTCCACCAGTTGAATTTGTAAATAAACGAATCATAAAACTAGCTTCTATCCTGGATAGAGAGTATGGTTTCATCTCAATAGTGTGAGATCCCCTTGTGACTTTACCATCACTATCTTTGTTCAAATATGATATAATATCCAAATCAGAAACTGTCGAACCATATACACCAACGTACACTCCGTCAACATATATCTCCATATATGTTGCTGCTGGCAACCCTTGATATATACCATACTGTAACTCATGCCCATGCGGATCCAAGTTTATTTTGTGTATATGTTTTGCTTTGTTTTGCATTGTATGGTTATTAAAACCAGATATAAGCGTGTCTGATACAGCTTTTATATCTCCATCGTTCTTATGTATATATAATGGCCTATAGAATGCAGTGTTGGCCCATGGTATAGAGTGTATATCTATATCATGAACATGCCCAGGTTGTTCACCACTATCGATATCAACAACTCCACCACCACCTTTAGCAGCTTTGGAATATGCTCGGAACCTAGTCAATTTTGCATTGAATAGTATCTCATTGACATGAACAACAGTGGATGGTATTNTGAATGTTAACGTTAAAGGATTATTANAATCAGCATTATCACTCATACTATCCATGAACAAACTCTCAGCACCCTGAGAATATGTTTCGTTTATTCTTTGCCTCTGTATGATGTCAGCAGTTGAGTTAGTTATATCTACAGTTCCAGAACCAAATGTCACATCAGCTGATAAAGGCTACGCCTGAAACATCGCCTTTAGAATATGACTGAACAACCGTTAATTCATCTAAATCATCGTTTACGATTCTAACAGTTTCACCAAGAGATAACTGGTGCCCTTCGTACGATGCCATAGCATACTCGTATGTTATTTTTGGTTTGTCAATTTTGCTTAAAAGTGCATCTCCAGCTTCCTTTAATGCTCTCGCTGTCGTGTATCTTTCATCAGTCCAGTATTCGGTTATGCTACCATACTTAGCAACGTTAGGCGATGTTAAATATCTCTTACCATTATTCACAGACTCAATGTTTAACTTATTATCTGCCTGACCATACCCGTAACAATATAGTATAGTTACAACATTCGTAGGGTCTTCTGTTCTTGTTAGACTAGTGATGTTTTTCTTATATCTTATGTCTGCTACAGGGGTTGCGCTTGCTCTTACTAAACTTATTCTCCAAGGAAAACTATCAGTATCAAATTTCCACATGTAATCATTTGTTAGAAATGGTTTTGTTATAGACAACAAAGCTGAAAGTAAGTTCTCATCTTGCCACCCGTAAAGGAATGAGAACTCGTAATCTGATTTTTGAAACGCCCATCTTATATCTGTCTGGTGCGACAATATATATGCTATCACACTAGACGTTGAAACGTCAGCATTCCCTATTTCTTTCCACCCCTCCATAACATCGTCTAATAACGTACCTAAAACATGTTCTATTTTATACTCAACATAACCTACGGAATCAAACGGATGCTGTTTATTAGGAAGTATTCGAAATAATCCAACAGGTATATCGGAACCATGTACATCTGTTTCCCAAAGTTTAACTAAATTGAAAACCTTACAATAATTTTTTTTAAAGTTCTTCGTATGGTAATTTGAAACTCCCAGACCACAGCGTACCGGTTTTTTNANTAAAACTTATATCGTATGCATTCCCTAGATAAGCTAATCGTTTTTTAGTAATACCATCAAACACTTCTATTGGTTTCATCTACAACCACCTATTCTGCCATTCGGCTGTCACTTCAATAGGCTCATCGGATAAGCTATCAAAACTCAATATGTTATCGATAGGCGCTAATTTAAAGAACACACTATCACTAGTAATANTCGACACATCTTCCGTTACACCATTAAGCGTTACGGTTAATAGCTCAGTGTCTATAGTTATGAATTCACCAGGAAGTAGATTCAACCCAGTGAACTCTAACATTTCTAGGTTGAGTTCATCAAGACGTTTAAGATGAACTAATCCTTCACCTTCCATTTTGAGTTCTGTAAAATTTGTTTTCATTAAAATTGNACTGAGAGACATGTCACTGGTGCCAGCATATTCTAAAGTAGTTTCGTATATAGTTGTCTCTATAGAAACACTGTTTATAAATCCACTATTTGATCTAATCCTGCAATCCATCATTTGTATTGCAAAAACAGCATTGGAAGCAAGACTTAGCCCACCTCCCCCACTAAATGATACTAGTGTGTCTGCAAACGGTGCATCANACCCTTTGTTAAAACCAACTCTATTAAAACTTCTCCTATTAAAACCAACTAATTGCTTAGAGTAAAGATTTGCTAATGGCGTTTGGATTGCCATGTTTGGATTAAAATTACCTTCACCACTCATAGAAGAGCTAAAAATACAATAAGAAGTATGCTAAAGCCGATAACATAGCATCACCTTCCCCAATGATTGGGTCTGGTATAATTTGAACTTTAACATTAACACCCCACTGAGAAGCACTAGATGTCCCAGATAAATTAAAAGAGAGGTTGTTTAACACTTTAGAGTTTAGTGAAGTATGCCCACTGCCAACGATCGATGCTGTCAAAGGCGTTCCAACGGTTGCTCTGTCATAAGTCACATTGTTAAAACGTTGATTGTTAAACATTAGACCTCCTAATATTTTATTTTTTCAACCTTAAGATTCAGAAAGACTTAATGAACTGATTGGCACAATGGGCTGAACACCCTGGTTAAGTTGGTAAGTGGCTGATAATGGGCCATAATAGACCAAATTACCTCCATTTGCAGCATCTCTAAGACCAGCGTAAGAGATCGTTCCTGATGATGAGGGAACCACACCGAATTGAATCAAAGTAGAATTGGACACAACCGCTGTCCCAGCAGTTAAATTAGGTGCACCAAACACAACTGCTTGTCGCGCATACCCAACATAATTTGCTTCGGTCCCAACATCAGCGTCTGTTGGGTTTGTCGAGTACAAGGCCAAATATAACTGTATAGGCTGTGCAGCAGACGTAGTATTACGAGCCAAATAATTCAGTACTGCTTGTTTAAANANATTACTTTTAGGCATATCTATCTCCTTGTTTTATTAAAATTAATAGTTTTGTATCGATATTGTTAATGAGGTTATCGGCNTGGTGCCAGTATTTTTCACANCTAATATGACTGGTGTTTCTACTGTCCCACCAACCGGAAGCGTAAAAGATGAGCCGCTAGAATGAAGATTGAACACTAAAGATTGGGCAGTCTCATACGCAAAAGGATGATTTATAGTGAATTCCAACTCAAAGGTTGCGTACTCTAAATTCTTTACAGCTGGAGGAGCCGAACTTAAAAAGGCCTGATATTTCATCTCAGGCTCATAATCAAAATATAGTTCGCCAACTCCGTCCAACCATCCGGCAATCAATCTAACTTGCCGCTGCAATGACACTCCATCTTGCGCCACATAAGAACATTTTGATACTTTCAACTCTTATTTCATAACTACCATCTTCTTGTATGAAAGCTTTTAGAACGTCCTGGTATTGTAAGAAGGCTTCGATTTTTCTTTGGAGAAAGAACACGTTTACCAGGTGTTTCTCTCACGCCAAATTCAGATGAATGTTGGCCGTTAAACGTAAACCCACCCAACGTAGTTGGTAGNTTAACTTTTGGTGGTGATGNCATATCGTTAGTGTCCTTTCTTCTAGAAAGCGTACGCGGATCTTTTACCAAGCCCTCTCGTTGCTTTCTCTTGCATTTCATGTAGTTTTTCAGCCACTGCTTTTATATCATTTTCATTTCTTATCGTAACGCCTGATATCTCAAAAGTGTTGTTTATCGTAGTGGTGGAAGATAAAGAATTACTGCTTCCATTTTGATTTTGTTTACCCCCTCTTCCTATAGAAGAGGCATTAACAGCTAATCCATAACTACTGCCATTGCTTAGTAATGATGCAACACTTCCTGCGCCAGAACGCAACATACTTAAGTCTAACACTGGTGTTATAACAGGTTTTGAATTCATATCAGTATTGAGAGCTTCTGCAATCCTACGGCTTGTTTCTGTAGCGCTATTCAATGCTGATTTACCAACATCAGTGATACTGTTTGCAACGGAAGAAACTGTTTTTCCTATACCACTTGCTATGCTAAGACCAGCGTTTTTGCCAATGGCTATGAATTTTTTAGACGGGCTGTGCATGTCCCATACCCATCCAATAGTTGTTAAAGCTTCCTCGCCAAGATTAGTTATTTCTGTCATAACTGACTGTACTTTGTTAGTGATCCCAGTCGCTATCGATTCTGTTAAATCTTCGCCAACGGTTAAGAAATCATCTATGTATCCAGAAATTTCTGTGACTGCATCATCCATAAAAACTCTTAAATTTTCTGGCAACAAATGCCCAAAGAATTTAATGCCATCAACAAAACCATCTATAACATCATTAGCGATATCAAAGAATACTGTAGATGGACTTTTTACACCCAGATAATCTTTAATGCTAGTAACAAGTTCCTCAGCAACTAAAAGCATTTGAGCTCCAGCAGCTAATGGGTTTAAACCAGTTATTAGACCAGACATTATAGATTTAGATATATTATTAGCCTGTTCAGATTCGCCATTGGTTACACCTAAGTATTCCAAAACGCCATCTATGAATGATGTCATAAGGTTAACCCCAGCGTCTAACAATTCCGGAGTATGGGTTCTAATAGCCTCAGCAAGACCATTTATGAAGCTTATTACAGTTTTGAATCCTTGGTCTATTATTCTTGGAGACTCATCCTCTATAGCCTTTAAATAAGAAACTATTAGATCTGCCCCAGCTTTTGCCATTTCAGGTATGCCCTCGGCTAAACCAATCATGAACTCCGTTATAATCTCTTGTGTGTCATTTTGTATTTTGCGGTAGATTTTCTTTGAATCCGCTCAATAATTCTCCCCACATCTCCAAGCCAAGTTGAGCCCATTCAGGAAAATGAGTTCTAACTTCCTCTAAGAACATTGTTATAAAACCAAACAACGCCTTAACTAATGTTGGGTATGAATCAATAAGCAGTATAACAAATTGGTCTATGATCGCGATTAAAGCCTGTGCAACCACAGGGGCTCCATCGCGAATAACAACAGCAAGATCAATGATACCTTCTCCAAATTTAGCCATTATTAACGGTATAGATTTAGCAACTTCGCCTATCACCTCGCTTATCTTATGCACATCTTTTGAGTTTATATTAGTTAAAGCTATAACAGCACCAACTAACAAAGCGATACCAGCTGCTGCGGCCCCAATTCCAACTGTGACTAAGAATAATGCTCCACCAAACAACAATATAGCTGCTGTTATGGCTAGTAAACCTGGAGCCATCGGAGATAGCAGATACGCGGCAGCTCCTATAATTGCGAAGACGCCAGCTAATGCTAATAAACCAGCAACTATCACCTCTATAGGAACACTACCAAAAGCTATCACAGCTGGAACAATTAGATTAACCGCTGCTGCTATACCCATCATAGCAACAACGCCTTTTAACGATCCACCACCTAACACTTTAAGTGATGTTACCATCATAGCTAACAAAACGCCTACAGCTGCAGTGCTTTTTACCAAACTTTGTTCGTCCATGTTGCCAAAATTTCTGATGATTAAACCCATCTTACTCATAGCTCTAGACACACCAAGCAATGCGACTGCCGAACTTAATAGACTTTTATCCAACTTCTTATTCGACATTAATAATGCAAACGCTGATATTTCTGTTAGTATCAATCCCATTGTATACAGACCCTGCTTTATTCTTGCGGGGTCCATTTTACCCATGATAATAACAGGAGCTGTCATCGCAGTCATTGCTACGGACATTATCAACAAACCAGCAGATGCAGCTAAAACAGATCTACCTTTGGTTCTAGATGTGGTAGCTACAAACAAATTTAACATGCCCATTATTGATGTGACTGCAAGCACACCTTGTTGTATTTTTTCTTTTGGTATTATAGCTAAGGCCCCAATAGCTAGAGATATTATCATTACAGATGATGCCAAACCAACTAGATTTGCTGCTATTAGACTCATCTTCCTTACACTTATTGACTTTTCAAATAACAACATAGATGCTGATAACTCTGCGAATAACACAGTGATATAGTATGTAGCCTTGTTTAGTCTTTCACCTTTAATCAGTGATAAAACTATCAAACTAGCTGCCAGAATGCCTACCGATATAGCAATTTCTTTAAGGGCTTTAGCTTTTAATGAAAGTTGATAAGCCTCTAAACTCTCTCTTACTCCGTCTAAAACCCCAGTTATACCATTCATAAACCCTGATGCCGATTTAGCTATGTCTTTGAATGATTTAACTAAACTAAGCAGAGAATACAACAGTCCACCAGTAACCACCATGTCCATAATGTTTTCTAAGAAAGATTTAGTTTCATTCCAATCTTTCGGTGGCTTCCAGTTTGTTTTAACAGCCTCCACTAGTTCTGCCCAGATAGGCACAAACCAATCTTTAATAGAAATAAGAGATGATTTAACTTTATCAAAGAAAGATATTGTTGGTTCTACATCTGATTGTATTTTTTCTACAGCATCGCTAACCGACATACCAGAACCACTACTTTTGTGAACAGCAATGGGGGTTGTGAAGAATGATGCAACAGCGTCTTTTATACTCGTTAAGAAATTCTTAATTTTATCAGCTATTCCACTATCTTTAAGTTTGCTAACAAAGTCCATTATTTTGTCAAATGCATTTACAAAATATGACACAAAGTTTGAGTTTCTAAAGTCTTCGCCATATTCTTTAATGTTGTTGAAAAGAACTTTGATATTATTAGAAAATTCACTTTCTTTAAGTTTTTTTGTATATTCTTTTATTTTAACAAAGAATTTGTGAATTGAATCTAAAACTTTCTTTGAAGATTCACCAAATCCTTCTCCATTCTTAATGGACAATCGCAGTCTTATGAAAAACTGAGCTATCTTTACTCCCTGGTCTAGTAATGAATTCCCGCCAGGGATAGAAGAGAATATTTCCTCAAATATCTTAGCTATAGGAGCTTTAATGAATTTATCTATTACTTCCCATCCAATCCAAAGAGCCGAGAAAAACCCTTCAAATAGTATTNTTATTTTCCTAAGACCTTTCCAACCTACATCCAAAGAATCAACTAACCCTCTAAACTTTACAAGCAATGTACCTATAATGTCTGCTAATGTAGACGCTTGTTTGTTTCCAAATATAATCCTAAAAGCATCTTTTATTGGAGTGATGAGCTTCACTAAGTTTTTCCACGCATCAACAAATATTTGTGCTATATTAGCTCTTCCACCAAACCGTGAAAACACATCCTTGATTATGTTATTTCTAGCATTAGAAACATCGTTTATCCATTTACCGGTTATGTTAGAAAGTGCAGAGAACATGGTTGTAGCTTCATCGTAATTACCAATTAATAGTTCGAAAGTCTGAGCCCAACCAGATCCAACAGCTTCTTTCGTTGTATCCATAAATTGTGTAAATGTTCTAACTTTCGTCGCTGCATCAGTCGCCCTTGCNCCAATTTCAGTATTAGCATCTGCGTAGTCGCTTAGCGTGTCAGTTAACGCTGTAGTTGTTAACCATTGGTACTGAAGACTATCGTTAAAATTCTTAGTTGCATTTATAGTCGCATCAAAACTTGTACCAGCACCATTTGTGGTCAGTACACTATACATTCCATCTGCGTTCTTGGTTAGTGTTCCTGCAGCAACAGCAGAATCCAATAATTGTTGTTTAAACTCTACTGTTGCCATATTAGCATTCTCTATTGATTTCCAATCGATCAGCTTAATAAATCCTGTGCTTAAAGCCTGAGAGAAATTATACATAGCTCGGCTTGCTTCTTCAGCTGATGAACCAGAAAGTGCTGCAGCGTTAGCCACACCCTTAATTGCATTGACTGCATCTGGTAAAGCCACACCAGCATTTGTGAATTTACCAATATTTTGTGTCATATCAGCGAAGGAATAGATTGTTTGGTCAGAATATTTATTCAAATCAGCAAGCTGTTCATTAACCATTTCTAATGTTACAGGTAACCCCTCTCTAGTTTTACCTGACGCTAACATGGTTTTGATACTATTTATCTTTAATTCGTATTCATTCCAACCCTGTGTTATAGGTTCGACAGCTATGGAATTTATTAGATTCTGACCTAACTCAACAGCTTTAGCGCCTATAGAAAGCAAAGCACCAGTAGCAATTGTTCCCATCAGAGTAAATCGTTTTCCAACCCCAGTTACAGCGTTCGTTAAACCATCTAAATTTCCATTACTAGACGCTGTTTTATTTATTTGAGAATCGAACTCATTTAAGCTCTTCCCAGACTTCTTTATTCCAGATTCGAAATCAGAATTGTCAAAGCTCATTTGTACAACTCTTTCATCAATCACTTTACTCATAGACTCATTACCTCCTTCCTTAGCGCATTCGCTATTTTGTTAAACACTGGTCGTAAAGCTGGGTTTATATAGTCAACACCAGTTACATAACTACCACCTCTGGTAGCATGACCAAACTGTAACAGTACAGCTATAGACGAATTACCTACGACGTTACTATTTAAAAAGACTATCCCCCAATTTTTTATTTCATAATACCATTTAGAAGCTGTTAAACCAGTGTCTTTTGGAGTGGCGGCTTGTAGAGCAGAAACGCCTTCCTGTCCATAACGGTCCATTATGTCTCTAAATCTCTGGGGCATTTCCTTCGTTTTATTGAAGTATTTGTTAGTGTTTTTAAACGACCCCTTCGATGTCCTTCTTATTCTACCTGACATCGGCACCTCCATACTAGTGGTTTTTTTTTACAATTTTTTCGACGGTGTCTTCAATTAAACCACCTCGGATGTGTTTCGCCAAAACTTCGAATGCTCGTTTGCTAGACATTATTTCTTCAATAATCGTCGCCTGCACTTCGACTAATCGATTGTCAATGAGGTTTTGCATGAACCCAAATTGTTCACTGATTATCTGCATAGACGATTTTTCTCTTTCTGCCAGCTGGTTGTATAGTATTTCGATATGTTTTCGTTCTGCTTCAGCAGTGCTAAGGTTGGCTTTCAATAGCTCTAACTCTTTTTGCTGCGCAAAGTCTATAATGTCTCGTTCTTTCTCTGCTTTCGCAGAGAAAAAACCACTAGCCATGTTAGGCAAAGATTTAGAAATCAATTGGCTTAATGGTTTTTTAAAAAGATTTAAAACTAGTAATAATATAGCTATCCCCAAAGGGACGCTTTCTGGTATTCCAATATCAAGCATTAATTTCTCCTTATTCTATATACGTCATCCGCACATATAAAAATCAGAAAGATCTACCCATTGATCATCTGCGATACGTCCCCAATTATTCTTTTCTTCAAGAATACGCAACTTATCGTCTGAGGTACGATTAGTGTTCCCGCCCCCAATGTATTTTACGATGGCGGATTTTTTATTAGGCTTTTTTCTAGCTACACACATATGCGCTGATGTTTTAGGCAGCACATTGTATGCCTCAAAAACCTTTTCTGTTTTTGGTTTTGTTTTTGGTTTTGATTTTGATTTTGATTTTGATTTTGTTTTTGTTTTCAGTTTCACATTTTTCTCTACAGCGTCTTTTTCTTGTCCATCCATTTTATTACCTAACCTTTCGTGTTCAATTGTTTTTTTCTTTGCTCATTTAAGGAGTAGTTTCGTGTAAGAAGCCCATTTTTAGATAACTTCTTCTTAGGCGTGTTTTTAATTGTGCATACCGTTATTAAAGTTAATAACCTGTTTAGATGCCACTTCTGACACTCAAAAGGAATTTGATTAGCTATCATCCAATAATATATTAGTTCGGTAGTTATTATTTCTCTACTACCACTGTCTCTGTTTTTAGGTAATACTGTAGCGGTCATAGGTGAATTTATATAACCCTCTATCTGTTCATGTAAATTAGGAGTTAGAGTGTTGTAGAAATCTTCAGGAAGATTTAAAGGATGCACAGTCATACATTTCATATATCCAATCATCTCTTCTCTTGTTTTTTTATCCTTACTAATGAATGGTTTACAATATTTAGACTCCCATTTAGAAACACTCAATAAAGAGTGCTCTAATTTTAATGTGACAGCGTCTAAATTCACAAACTTTAATTCTGTCTCTATGAAAACTCTACGTTCTGGTACAGTTAACACTAACATTTTACATTACTAATTGTTCATTAATGCTTGAATAAAAGAAGATAATTCATCCGGGTTTGTCATAAATTTATCAACCATGTACTCATAGGCCATTGACTGTTTGAATTTTTTAGTTTCATCTTCTGATCTAATAAAACGATCCCCGTCATCAGTAAGAATACCGTAACTCATGTCCACTACAGATTCTAAAAGTCTAGCCATCAATCTAGCTGAGTCAGCTAGAAATATTGTTTCTTCATCAAAAATATCCCCATCGTTGGGGGTCCCATTGTCAGACTGTTTCTTTGAAAGAGCTTCTAGTCGTGGCACTCTATCTTGAATTTGGCGACCTAAATTAAGTACAAGGTCGTATGATTCCTGTCCAGCGTTTAATACTGAGGTTTTAGTGATATGGAAATAATGAGTTTCCATACGCTCTTCCCCTTTGAAATTTTTAAAAGTTACAGTTTGGGTGATCATACTTATTCTTCCTTTCAGTTTTTATTAAGTATTAGCGCTGGCGCCAATTCGTTAGACACCAGCGCTATAATTGTTAATAGTTAAGCAAAGATAGTCGCCACTGCATCAGGCAAGGGGAGGTTTGCGGTGATAATGGCCGTACCAAACAACTCATCTTCCAATGCTTGCAACTTCGTTGGGTCAGCCAACGAGCTGTCAATAGTTATACTAGCAGTCGGTTTAAACCCTGTAACATTTTCCGGGGAAGTGGTTAACTCCCAAGAAAACGAAATAGCTTCAGGAGAATCATTGATTGTGCTGTAAGCCTTCTCGGTTGGGGCAGCAAGAGCATTGTAAATTAGATGCAATTTATACGCGTAAGCATCACCCAAAGTATCATTGCCAAGAACGGTTTTAAAAGCCAAACCAAAAGCTTTACGAGTCTGTTGCCCAATCGAAACTCCAACACCCAAATCAGCCGACCCATCACATACACCAAATTCAGTAGGATACGTATAGGCTTCAATCGTGGCCTTAAAGTCTTCTGCTGAAATAAGGTTTAAGTATTTAATATTGTCAGCGTACAAAGGGTTGGAATCAGCTCCTTCTGGAGATTCCGACACAGAAGTAATACCATTCCAAGCCACACCAGTCGGATAAGTCCCAGCCGCATCACGAATATACAAAACAGCTTGCTGAACACCGGTTTCATAACGACGATTACCAACGTCGTCCCAGATCAATAATGCCATAATATTCACTCCTTCTTTTTATTTTTTTTATTAATAGAGCATTGTAAAAACATCGTGATATAACCCATCAGATATAAACCTACGATCATACGATGTAAGCTTATAATCAGATAATTTATCTAACAACGAAGAATCAGGATTTTTGTCGATTATCGTTACTAAATATTTAATCTTAAATGTGTATAGATTATTATCTGCAAAATTTTCATACCTATCTGATTTCTCATACACAACGCATGGGTAAGTCATAATCGTATTAGTTGGCGGTTGATAATATATTGGTAACGGCGTAAACGTAGCCTCTAATTTACTATGAAGACCCAACCTATCACCCATTATACACCCCCGATGTGTTTATTATCACTCTTGGTCTACAAACCTCGTAGGATGAAACCTTCCATTTTACACCATGGATGGTAATGTACACAACACTGCCTATGTTTTGCAGAAGGTATGGGTCTACTATTATTGATACTTTTTCGTTTATATTTATATCGTCATTAAGGTTTGGGGTTTCCGTCCACCTCAATGTTGACTGTAATATAGCACCCTTATATTGTTTTTCAATAATAGTTGTACTCCATACACCAGGGGCTGTTTCGTTTTGGGTAGAAAACCCTATGCTACCGTTGTATCTAGCCATAAGCTATACTACCCCCTTTTTAAAAAATAATCAAACTATTAGGGAGTGTTGATAACTTGGGTCACGATAATTGCAGATTTAGGACGAGTCAGAGCGCCACTAACACGGGTCTCGATCAGGTATTTCAGTTTGTTATAGTCAATGTCGAAGTCATCGAACATACTAACCGCTCCACCTTTATCAGCACCCAGAACATAGTCGCTCATATTTACGACAATACCATGAAGCTGAGCCCCAGTGACGCCATTAATATCAGACACAATGTTTTCAATAACCGGAACTTCTACAACATCACTAACGAGTAGCGCTGAAGCTAAATCATTTTTATTAGCATAGAGACGGCGACCAGTTGAATCTTTCAAAAGTAACATTTGGCTAATGATCGCAGGGGTACCGTAGAACACAGGATTACCACTTCCCTGATAGGTCGCACGTGCAGTCACAACAGAATCAATCACATCAGATACGCTGTCCGTCAAAGCACTCTGTACTTCGAAAGCGTACAGGGTATCGTCTGTAAACATAGGACGAATAGCAGTCGGATCAATTTTATCTGACGCTGCTGGAGAACGACCGTCGCCAACCAACATCGCCCGAGCAATCTCCTCTTCAAGCATAACACGAAGCTCGGCTTTAATCCACATAACAACGTCCATGTCCGTTATATCAACAACGTCATCACGATCCATGGCTTGTTTTTTATACACAGTGGTAGGATTGGTGACGCGTTTCAACAGGGCGAGCACCTGGTCTACTTTCACATCTCCTGTCACATAACCTTTGGCACGAGCCGCATCAGGAGTCATGTCCGCAACAACAGTCTTAATCCGTGAGAAGGGCGATTTCCGAGCTGCACCGAACACTTTATTGACCCACTCCATTCTACGACCATACAATTGGGGCGTGTCCCCAACAGTTTGATTATCGGGGAACAGAAAATCAACATTGGTGATAGAGTGCAATAATTCAGTAGCCTCAGCTTCACCACTATTTTCCAAGTGGGTCAACATCGCTTCCTTAAGCGACCCATTGCGTCGAGCATGAGCAGTGATGGCTTCCATATCAGCATGGGTCAATTCCACAGTGGTACGTCCTTTGTCATCATCTTCAAATAAATTTTTTTTCATATCCTCTTCTCCTTCTTCATCTGAATGTTTAATGTCGTTGTTTTCCAAAGCTGCTGCGATCATGAAGTGCAACACGTCTTTTTGGTCTTTACTCATTGAATCATAAATCGACTGAAGTGTCACATCTTCGCTATGTTGAAGATCACCTTCGTCTTCACTATGGTTTACACCATCGTTGTCTTCTTCTGAAGAATCATGCGTAATTTCTTCTTTATCTTCTTTAGCTTCTTCGAAATGGATCAACTCCCCAGAAGTGATGATTGCTTCGGTTTCATCCAAATATTCATCACCATCGCTATGGGCGAATGATATATTGTCAATAGCAGCGCCTGGGTTGGCGCCAGATATAACTAAACTTACTTCGCGGATCGTACCATGAAGTATTTGTTTGGCTTTTTCAACCAAAGAATTAGCACGAATCGACATGTATTGAATATCGCCATGCAGTACAGACTTTTTCGCATTCGTGCCATTGTCTGTGCCATTAAACTTACCATAAAGGTATACGCCATCAGGTCGATTTTCTAAAAGAGCATGCCCTAGAATATTACCAGGTTCGTTAATCAAATGTTGCCAGACTAATGGTACGTATACGCCATCGTTATGTTTGAATGCATCAGGCATTATCGTACGCCCATCGGTGCACAACAAATTCGCTTTAGTGGCGTAACCTGAGAAATCAAAATTATCTTTTGTAGCTTTGTTGGTAACTTTCATAAATACCTCCTATTGTTTTTCATGTTTTCTTTCTTCTGCAAGAGCCCTACGTATCTTTCTCCGCTCTTCACCAGTTCGATTTGGAGGTGTGTACCCTCCTCCACCGGAATCGTTCCCAGCATCTTTCCCATATTCAGCCTTAATAGCATCGAATTCTTTTTGGAAAGTAGTCTCAAAACCATCCTTAATCGACTGTTTTGCTTTTGCGTAAGCTTCTCTCGTTGCATCTAGCGACATCTTAACCTTAGCACTTACAGCTTCTCGATTCTGTCTGGCGGTATCTCTCTCACCAACACTAGCTTTAGAAGCCGTTTCTCTAATGTTTGTTTTTTTCTTCACTAGATTTTTCACGTATAGCCGATTTTTTGGCTGCACGATTGTTAATTATATCGTCTATTCTTTTTTGCCCATCAGCAGATATTTTTGTTTGAGTTTCAGATGATTTCTTGGAGGCCTCGTCTTTATCTTCTTCAAGGGAATTTAATTTCTTTTTTCGTTCCTCTATCTTTCTAANCCTTTGAGCATCTGGCAACTTAGAATAATCTTCTTTTAAAAGACTAGCTATTTTCGAATCGACCACATCAGTTTCATCTTTAAGTCTTTCCTTCTCTTTTTCTAGCTGCTTTTGAGTCTTCTCGTTCTCTCTTTCAGCTATCTTCTTTTCGGATCCGCTTAACTTTTCAATGGCTTTTTTAGTACGTTTAGTCTCTTGGCCCAATTCAAATTTTCTTTGATCAGAAATTTTCCGTATTACTTCCCTCAAACGTTTGGAAATACCTTCTCTCTTTGCCGAAGCATCTCTTCTAAAAACTTCCATTTTGATTCTTTTAGCTTCTTTTTCTTTTGTTAAGGAAGCTTTTTTTTCTAGTAAGTCTATATTTGTTTTAGTGGTTCTCCATACGCTCTTTCCCTCTTCATTTAAATCTGAAGTTTTCCTTCGTCCTTTTACCTCACGGTTTTGCATATAATACTCATGAGCTTTTACAGGATCGTAGTATTTGCTAGCATAATGTATGAATTCTTCAATGGCATAAGTGTCTATTCCACTACCGTTATTGTTCATGTTAATACTCCGCCATAACATCCATTAAATCTTTCTCTATGCCAGCTAAAGTTTCTTCCAATAAGTTATCTAGTGCTGATGTATCTGCAGTTTGTGCCACAGTTTGATCTGGCGTAGATAATTGTCCTGAATCTGGCATGTTTCTATTGCGAAGTTGGTCTGATTTTTGGTCTGGTGATGGGGATAAACCAAGGTATTCACGAAATTCGTTCGGTGTTACAATTTCATTACGACTGAGACTATCAGCCATCTCCGCAATCTCACTAGCAGTTGTTAGTTTAAAGATATCACGAAAACCCATGATAGACTGACCCTGCGCACGCGCTGTTTTTGATAGGAATTTACGTACAAGTTCATCAACAATAGCTTTAACGATTGGTTCTACCGTTCTATCATAATAATTTAGCATGGCTTTTTTCGTCAGCCGTACCTTGAAACACAGCTTCGGTTATTCCTAAATTGACTGTATAGCAAATTAGTTAGGTATTCCACCTGTGNTAACAAAGTGTTTTCTACTGGGCGATTAAGTTGTGTAATTTTTTCAGTTCCGTCAGTATAAGCGATCCCATACTTTGTATTAGCTAATTGGTTTTCTATATCAGTACGGCGAGCTTCTGCTTGAAGTTTTCTTGCTTCACTTTTTATAACATACGGAAGCTGAATGATTAAATCTAATTTACCAGATGCATTATTTGTGTCAGTAACATCTAATAGATTCAATTTATCCATCAATCGTCGCATTGTTCCGTTAGGTTTATTTATAATCTCGTACAGTGGGTTTTCTACTATTGCTACCATACGTTTTGGAAGCAACCTTGTTTCTCTCACTCCTCGAATATCATTATATAACTCAACGCGAACATGGTCTGGGCGCCATTCTGTTATCTTTCCTGTTCTACATGCATGTATTTCGAACGTACCAGAGTTTATAATAGGGTCAAAATCAGATATGGTTGGAACTATAGCAACAACTCCTTCGTCAAACATAGACTGTACTACATCGGCCATAAAAGCCCGGCCTGTTTGGTCTTTATTCGCTTCTATAGTTAAACAAGTATTTAGTGGGGATTCGATGCTACTCAAATACCTTTTTTCAGGACCAATTCTAACATGTTTTATATCAAATCCGTATGATACGTCTAGCGATATCCTATTCACAGCTGCAGTTATAACGCTCCGAGCGTTACCATACGATCTTGATCGCATTGGGTTCGTAGATGAGCTACTACCAGTCCTCGGAGTGTTGTATTTGACGTATTTATAGTCCGGATTTAAAAACATATGCCAAGCTTTTTTAAAACGTTGTAAAACATTATTACTCATGTTTCCTCCTTCCTACAAATTTATTCAAAAGCATCTTTATTGGCTTTGTACGCAACATAAGCATCAATCATTGCTGCAACACTATCGATTTTATGGTCTGCCCTTTTTTTCATAAGTTGTCTATTCCCGTTCGTGTCCTCAATCGTTATCGAGTTACCCATTGCAAACGAGAATAAATCTTCATCAAATTTTAACATTCTCTGACCAGACAATATTTTTAATTCGCCGAGAGGTACTGATTCGGTTCTAGCTCCTTGAATGACTTTCTCAACTCCATACTCGGAGTTTTCTCTTGTCCAACGTGCAACGAATTCTTTTGCATTGTATGGATCATAACCGAATGTTCTTACGTCGTATTCATTCGTCTGTATGTGCTCATCAAGTTCATCGTAAACGTCCATCATATCCAATATAACACCTTCCATAACAACCAAAGATCCTTCATGCATAAACTGATTATACTTGGCTCTCATAGCACGAGGGAGTTTCGATATAGTTAGTGATGTGACGTAGCATCGGGTCTTTATCCCAAACCCACCTCTTGTTAGTGGGAACATAAAAGTGAACGCGCAAAAGTCGTCACCTTGAGATAAATCAGCACCCAAAGAGCATGGCATCTGCCAATACTCATTTTTATTGAATGGAATTGTTTCTTCATAAGTGAAGAAATAGGTATAACCCTCCATTGGCACACCAAACCTCTTAGCTAAGATATCGTTACGGGCTGATGGAACTTTTTCAGCTCTCTCAACATCTAGATGATAAACTTCATACGAAACGGTTTTTCCTATATTCGGGTTAGCCTTAACCCATAACTCAGCATTGTTAACTTCCTCAATTGCGTCTAATTTATAATAGAAAATTGAAACATGAGGGTTTGAATACTCTCCTTTTAGGATGTTCATAAGTTCCATTTTGATTGAATCGCCTGATGAATTCCTAACAGTTCCTTCTGAGCTTATTGCTACTATAAGGTAATCTTCAAGTTTACTTGCGCCTTGCTCTATAGCCCCAACGACATCCTCACGTATGTCACCGGATAACCATTCATCTACTGTAGCGAACATAGGCCTCAAGCCTTGAAGTTTATCTATACGCATTGGGCGTACCTCAATAATAGAACCAGTTATGAAATTTTCAATACCCTTTTTAGTGGGGGTTAATTTGGTTCTGTTTGATTTTAGGCCGGTTGTATTTTGAAGAGAACCATCGGTTAGAAATTTTGAATAATGGGCCACGAGATCTAGCTATGGAAGTTCTTATTGGGGACAGGACTTCATCNGCTTGTTTCATTGTTGGCGCAGTAGCAATTTGATGAGTTGTTTTTGTGTCAATATTTTAAGAAATAAGAATGCAAGATNCTCGCATACATCGATTTTGCTGCGCCACGAGCCACAATCAAGTATTGTTTTTTAATCAATCTTTTCTTAACTTGTTTATTAACATACACCCCGCCATGTCTACCATCATATGGAGTGTATATGCTTCTGTTAACAAAATAATACCAACCGAAAAGTTGTTCAGCCCATAACTTAAATGAATCTAATAACACAAGGTCTGAGCCGTCTGTTTTCGTAAGCTCCTTTTCAGCGTAAAGTATAAAACCTTCAACTGGGTCGGGATCATAAAAAACATTTGGGTTTTTTATTAGAGAGTCTATCCTATTCATTTCCATTTCTATTTGTTGACACACTGGAATCTTGCCATTAATGACATCTTCTCTAAATTTTCCATAATACACTGGTGTGGCTTTGTTGGATAAACTCATGAAGCCCTCACTTTCTTATCGAAATGGGGGAGTCGTAATCCCAACAAAATTAGTCATCCGATTAGCGCTTAGTGGTGTCATTGATCCGATAGGGGCTTTTTTAGTCGCCGCTTTAGAAGCTACAGCACCAGTAAATACATTTTTAGCTACGTCTTTAACCAAGGGGTTATTTTTAAGTGCGTAAAACGCCCCAGCCGTTGTGACAACCGCTGTTACGCCCTTTACGAACCCTACTCCTCTCGTAACTTTACTTCCTTTTTTTCTAGCATCTCGATATTTATTTTCCAAACTAGCTCGGTCAGATAAAAATCTCAACTCATCATTGGAGAGGTGTTTTCTGTTTTTCTTTTTAAGCATTTTAGCTAGGTGATAATCGCTCATATGCTTTCGTGCTTCCTCAGCCTTAGCCTTTTTTTTAGCTTTACTAGTTTTGTAATGTTCGACTGCCTTTCGTCCCGAATATCCAGCAACTTTAGCTGACCCACGACCAAAAGCTTTAGTAGCCTTCAATAAACTAACTCCAACTTTATTAGCTACAGGAGAAGCTTTTTTTCTGCTTGCCCTAAGAAAGGATCTACTTCGTCGGACCCCCCATTTCTGACCCTTCACTCCATGGTGAAGTAATAGGGTTGAATTAATGCCATTTTTATACATCTTCTCAACCTCCTTATTTAAACTACAATTACAGATTCTGATTGAACATATATCATACTTTCTAATTTTTCTATCTGCTTATCTAATGATGTAACCAAGAAACCATTTTGTGGTGGGTCAAACAAAAGTTTAACCCTAAGATAAATATATGTTTTTATATGATTTTGGTTTATTGGTGGTGGAATAATATCGCTCCATACTGCAGTGTCATCTGTTATAGAGAATGAATCAGCATTAGGAAGCCCCAACATGGACAAAGAAGTAAAGCAACTATTTATATGGGTTATAATTTCTTCGTCGAATGACGTGTCGGTTGCAGCTACTCCTAATTGATTTTTTGTCGAGGTTAAAATACTAATTACCATAACTTGGTGTCTCCTTTTTTTCTAGTAGCAAAATGATTGTTTTGTATTAATGAACCATCAACCCCAAAATGTATTGCATTGTGTGTTTTCAAAGAACAGCATATTAAATTGTTTGTATCTAACAGATTAGGACTAAGATTCCTGACATCCTTAATACTTAGTGGATTAATGTGGTGAATGTAAACCCTGTATAAATCAAAACCTTCCACTCCTAGATCGCACGCATTATCTCTAACGATCACTTCATTCCTAACTATTTGCCATTCAAGAGATCTATAAAATCTTTGGTTCAAATTTCTTTTATATCCGAAAGTCATTCTACCGACATTTCCACGTAATCTTAAATATTCGAACCGCTCTTCAAAGGTTGATAATGTCACTAATTCATTATAAGATTTTCTATCACTCATCACCACCGCCATTACCGCTGTATGCTCTCATTGCGTCAAGCGCTTGCTTATACATTTCTTCAGTTCTCTTTTGAGATTCTATAGCTTCGGTTTTCGCTTTCTTAAGATGCACTTCTTCTTCTAATATCTGTCGTTCTAAAGCTTCTCTTTTTGCACCCATCTTTAAGAAGTGGGTGATTATTTGACTAGACGCTGTCCCCTTACGCATTTGTTCCTCAGCATAAGAGTATGCCATGCTTATCAACCGTTTTTCTTCTCCATCGGGGGTTCTAGAAGGCGATCGTCTTTTAGTTTTTATTTCTTTTTTAATACTTTTATTCTTGGGTGCCATACTACCCCCCTTCCTTATTAATGATTTGCTACTGTTTTAATAATGTTTCGAGGACTTTAACGGGCAGTCGAAGGCCTGAAAGGAGAGCATAGAAGAGGGATGGGCTTCTATGACTTGAAACTATACCTTCGGCCACCCGCTAAAAACCTCGGAATATTACACAAATATAACCCCCGGAGGAAAATATAAG